CCAATTTTACCCCCGCACCCCAATCGAACTGTGAATTTCCCTCGGTAACGCCAATCCTGTCCAATCCCGCATAGACCATAGGTTCAACGATAATCCATTTCAGGATGGGGAATTTAAGGTTTTTAAGGTCAACCAACTTGTAACTTACCGCACCGATTAACTCCTGCTTCGGCGTATAACCGATGTCAAAATGCAGGTTGTCGCCGTAACCAGCAACCGTTACCGTAGCCGCATAATCAAACTCGCTGTCCGATACGGAATAAATTAGGCATTGGTTAAGGCTGGGCAGTTTGCTGATTAACTCGGGAACATTGACTTCGGCAATCGCCACACCCATAAAAAACATAAACACCATACATACCAACAACGCTGGCAGTATCCTTCTCATTTTACACCTCCTCCGTTTTGTCTATCTGTCCTTGAAAAATAACTTACGAATATGGAACTTAATATTGCCGCAGTAGCCTCTGGCGGCATAATCTTTGCCCATACAGCATAAGCAAACACAAATCCGCCGATAATAGTGAGAAAGTAACGCCCAGAAACCACCTTCATCAAAATTTCTTTCGGAATATCTGGAATTGTAATATTAAGCATTGGGAGTTTTAGGTTCATCTTTTTCTCCTTTCGATTGTTTTTCGGGCATAATTTTAGGCGTAGGTTCTATTATTGGCTGAGAAAGGGCAAGCATAATCTCCTTTACTATGTCGGCATCCGTTACCATTACTACTGCCCGATTTAATAAATCAATGGCAATCTTTGCTTGCTGTGGCGTTAATTCATATTTCATTTTTCCTCCTGTATGTTTATTCCGTTAAAAATCAAACTTTCCAATTCCTGACAACGGGAATCGCATTTATGTAAAATCTCCCTTAATTTTTTATGGGAGAGGATTAGGTTGGGGTTTTCCAATAAATCACAATAATACTTGAAATACTGTCTAATTCCGATTATTTCGTGCCTTATCTCGTTTATTCTCTTGAAGTCGGTCATCTTCCTGACACTTTTCGCAAGGCTTGTCCTTTTGCATTTGTTCTATGGTAAGTATCCGCCCGCATTTGCAGAATTTAGTATAAATCATACCTTACGCATAATGAATAAAATCAAGGTTGTCAATATTCCCCCGCCTATCGCCCACTTGATACCCTGTGCCACAAACCAGAGGATTGTTACCCTGTATCTATGCAGTTCACTTTCGTTAATATGCTTCTCATACCTGCCATTTATCTTGTCCGCCCTGTTGATAAGGGAATCAATTTTCTCCTCAAGGCGTAGGAATATTTGCTTGCACTCAGGTAATAAATTTGAATGTTCCATTTTTACCCCCAAGCGTATGCACCGCCACCGCCGCCACCGCCGCCTGAAACTGCGGTTTTGGTGAACTCAATGTAAAACTCAAACTTGCCTATCTCCGAAGCGTTAATCTTCAATAAGGCAAGCCCCTGCCCTTCCCGAAGGATTATGTCCTGCGAGGTATTATAACAGGTCTTGACTACGGAAAACTTATCTGCGTTATTAAGGGCAAGACCGGAGAAACTTGCACCCTTGCCATATACGGGAACAGTCGTCTTGATAAATGCAGGATTGACGACAACAGCCCCTGACTTATGCCCCGCTAACTGCACAAGGCAGTTCTGCTTTATCTGGATATTCGTCAGGGTGTCATTTGCGGTATCCGCTTTGATAGAGGAAACATCCGTTCCGCCGGAAAGCCCGTCAATTTTCTCTATGGAAAAATACGGCACGTTGTCATCCCCGATTTCCTGCCACTCTAGTTGGTGTATGACTATCAAATCATTCGCCCCTGCACTAGAGTAGTTTAGAATAGAAAGAATGTTATCTGTGGATTCCGGTCTTACGGTTTCCTCAATGACCCAAGTCGTATCGTATCCCGACCCTGCATTGACATTGTGGAACAAACAATACACCTGAAACGCCTTTGTAAGTGGGACTGCCGCCGATACCAAAGTAATCCCCTCATTCTGCCTTAAAGTTAAACCCTGCGTGCTTGTGTTCGCACGACCATAATCCATCAGCAGGGCATTGTTCATCTGACGCTGCCCGACTACTCTTGCCCCCAATTGCCTGCCCGCAGCGGTAAAGTTAAGTATTTGTTGGTTCATATTCCTTAACAATGTGCTGCTTTCGGTAACGGTTGCCCCGGTAGCGAAAAAGATACTCTCGTCAAGCGGGTTATTGCTGGTATCCATCGTAACGGGAGTTACTGTCGTTCCCCCTGACATAGCCGTAATTCGCTTTAAATCAAACCTTGTCGGAAGCGCCGTGGATTGCCCTATTAACGGACGGATGTTTATTTTCTTGACATTTAAATAAACATTGCTTCCATCTTGGTTATAAATCGCCAAAGGAGAGTAATGCTCCAAGTAAGGATGCTGAGTGATAGCCGTAATCGGCATCTCAAACGATGGAGCAACTAACTCATCCAATAAATGACTTACAAAATAGGTTTGTGCCATTAACTTGCTTCGTCCAAGAACTCAATATAAATATCCGCCAGACCCGCCGCACCGCTTGTGTTATAGACCGTCAACATCTGGTTTGCCCGCAAGACGATAGGTTGGACAGTTGAATCCCCATAACTTGCATCCCACAAACAAGACAAAATGGGTATGCACTCTAACTCATCACTCGTCGCCGAGGATACCGCAGGCTCATCTGACGACCAGATATACCGACGAAATGTTGAAGGCGTCCCGTCAAGTGTTCCGGCATAGCCGATAGTTACCGTATCAAGTGCCGAGTTGTCCGTATCGTGTGCAACCGCCGTTACTGCAGTTGAGGAAGATAATGTCCCTGAAGTGTATCTTCTAATGTCCCCCAAGCAGATTACGCCTGTTACCGCTGCAGTCTGGATGTTCAACATATAGATACGCTTAATCCTTAAAATCCTTGACCCTCCGTTAAGTATGGAGAGCATATTTTTTGTTGCCGCAAAAGTTACCCCCTGGGCAAGTGCCGACCAAGTATTGGCCATCGTAAACCTCCTTTAGATAAGTTCCAGTTTCTTTTTTTCCAAAAATCTTGCCTTGATTATATATAAAAAATCTGCAAGCAATTCCTTAACTTGCTTCATTTCGTCTTTAGTCAGGTGGTCGTCAAGGAAGAATACCTCGTTTGCCATTAACTTATTGACATAATCCACTATGATTGTAATTCTTCTCTCTACCATCCTGATTGCAAGTATGCGCCCTTTCATTATGCTCTCGTCATCTTAATTATAAGGTTGACTCGTGTTACTGTTGCTACCGAGTTGACCACAAATTCTATAATATCACCTGCCGTAACAGCAGTCGTCCAAGTGGTTAAGTCTGTGTCCTCGTTCTTCTGTTCCGAAGAAAGTGTTGGAAGTTCCGTCCCGGCAATGGAGGTTGTCGTTGGGAAACCTTCATAATTGCATTTCCTGACATCTATTTCTATTGAACCAGATTGGTCAGCCAGCACCGTCCAAGCGGTAATCGTAGCCGCATACTTTATCCTAGTATAACCTTTGCTACCCGTAGTGATAACTACGCCTGCACCGTCTATGCTTATACCAAACTCCTCCACTAAACCCGTAGCCGATGGAACAGTCCACCCGCCTTGCCCATCAAGATAGTGGGTTGAATCGTTGTCAAGTTTCCTTAATAACCCGTGTCTTGTTGTGGAAGCGTTGAGGTCTGTGTTGTCATCAGGTGTGGCTAAATCATCTAACTTTAAAGGGTCGGTTGAGCCAGCGTTGTGTGTGGATTGGTGTTCGTAGGGCTTTGACCTGCTTGTAACATTCCAATTTGACCCGTCAGACCTGATTACAATATAATGGTATTGCGTAGATATGTCGTAAGTATCCTTGTCATCAATCAGTTCTGTTCCAAAAGCGGTTACACGCAGGGTATAGTTGGTATTATCCCATTTCTTGATGATATATTCCCTTCCAGTGCAATTAGAAGCGGTCGGCAAATATAACGGATAAAAAGCCCCTCCAACGGATAAGATATTGGCAATATAAGTATGGTGGGTTTCGTCTAATATAAAACTTCCGCCTCCGCCGTCATCTATCACTATTGCACCGGCGAAAGAACCATTGACTGTAAGATAGGAAGTCGGGGAAGAAGTATCTATCCCAACATATCCAGAACCGATAATATCAAAATTGAGATTATAACTCTCAAGAGTAATCGTTGTATTTTCCGTTAAACTCCCGCCTAACTCAACTACCGAACCTGTTTCAGTAAGACCATTCTGGAAGTCATAAATGGCAAGCGAGTATCTTAACTCCCAGTCGTAATCAGGGTCTGCTATGCTATACTGATAGACAAAACTATCGTCGCTTGTTTCCGCCCACCAAGTTGACTCAGGAGTATAAACATCCCAAGTTGCGCCGTTATATTCCACTATCTTGGAAACGCCTTTTGCTGACCAAGCACCGCCAGCAAAGTGGATATTGCCGTCAACGGTAGTATCTCCTATTGCCTCGCTAACCAATACATTTGTCCTGTTATAAGTCCAATCAATTTGTCCGTCAGGCGTTGGGTCGGGGATTACTTCCACGGTAGTTATTCTTAATACTCTGCCGTTATCCGAAAGGGCAGCAACCGTGTATGTTCCGTCGTTTCCGGTAGAACCGCTAACATCAAAAGTATCTCCTACCTCAAAATGCAGGAAATCATTCACATCATCGGTATCAAAAGCGGGAACATTCTGGTCAACAGCGGTTATAGTATCGCTTCCAGTATTGTAATAATTATCTCCCGATACACTATAAAATCCATCATTAGCAGTTGAACCACGCACAAGGATTTTATCTGAAGAAGCATAATCTCCCGATTGGTCTCCGGTAAGGATAAAATAATCATCTCCTGCCAATGGCGCATCATTTATTCCCGCTATAGCATCGTTACCCTTGCTGTCAACAATATACCTGTCTCCGATGCTTGGCGAACCCGGAGGAGTATCTAAATCTTTATCAATTACAGGTTCTTGCCACGCCTGCCCCACAGCCACCAAGTCATCAACATATTTCTTATGGGCCGCTTCGTATGAGGTCGTGGGTGATGATGAAGGAAGAATAAGAAAGGAAGAAAATGTCTTGACTCCCGCTATTGTTTCGTTACCAGTATTATTAACTTTTGCGTCTAACTGGGTCTGTGCGTTTGAGGTAAGGGAATTGATATACTGGAACTCGGTATTGGATACCGTTCCGTCGGCTATCTTGGCTGCGTCTATGGAAGAAGGTAAATCTCCAGCGGCAATCGCTGTCCACGCCACATCCGTTCCATCGCTTCTGACAAACTTACCGGAAGTGCCTATCGCTAAGCGTTTCCACTTGGGAGTTGAGTCGCCGTAAAGTATATCCCCCCGCACTACGGTATCGGCAGTCGTGTCAGGGTGGGCTGCCGACAAAAGATTATGCCCTGCAAATTCAAGTGCGTCCTCGGAAGAATTTACTCTTACAGGAAGCCCAGCATATCCTGTGTAACTGTCAGGAGTATCGGTTAAATCAAGAAAAGTTGAGACACCACCACTTCCCACCGCCCATTGGTATCCCGTTCCTGCTCCGTTCACCTGCAAATAATAAAGCGGAGTCCCTACTTCAATTTCTCCCAAAGTATTGCTTGCACTTGCGTAAGGAATAGCATATTGCGTCCAAGATGATTTGCCCGTGCCGCCATTGGCTACTGTTAATGGGGTAGTTAATGCAAGGGTTGCAGCAGATATGTCGCCGCTTGATACCGTAAAGGTTCCGTCTGTAAGTGTTATTGCTGTTAGGGTTGTTGTGACTACAACACTGGGAAAAGTAAAAGTCCCTATTGTAGTCTGTGGGGTAGTTTGGTCTAATTTAAGATAGCGTAAATCACCGATTCCCGTAACTGATTCATAATAATCCAGCCCAATTTTTAATAAGGGATTAAATTTTCTTGCCATTTATGCCTATTCCAGTCATTAAATATCAACATAATTATAGCTTGTCCTATTATTCCAAATCTTATCAAAGGCATCATTTTTATCCGCCCAACGCAAGGTGGTCATATTTCCAGAGGAATCGTATTCCATCTTGAATATTTGCCATAACGCACTCGTGGCTAACACCCCTGGAAAAGCCCTGCCAACATAAATAGCATTGTTAGAACCGTCATATTCAACCTTTTGGTCTAACCCCATTTCCCTTGCATAGGTTTCTTGTTCCGTTCTCTGTTTAGGCATAATTATTCTCTTTTATCTTAATGCTTTCGGTCTTGTTAAATATTCTCTTACATCAGCGGGCAAATTCCTGTTTTTTGCCCTCTCCACCAATTCATCTATCACTTTCCCCATCGGGTCGCCATCCCCGTATTTGGGATATTTTTTGATAAATTCTTCAAGTGCCATAGTGTCGCCCCTGCTGTCTAAAATATAATCAAGCATTTTCCTGTGTTCATTGCGATAGATTTCCGCTTCTTTCCTTTCTTTGGATAAACTTTCCCAAGCCTCTTTTCTTTCTTTTGTAGGACCGACCAATATTCTTAATATTTCTTCCTTGGGGCTACTTTCGTATTGGAGTTGATTATAGGCATTCCTTATTTTATAATCGTTCTCATCGGCATTTATTAAATCTATGAGTTTCTTTACGGCAACTCCACCCGTAATTAAAGTGGGCAATGACTTTTGCACCAAACGGCTGCGTATAACATCTTGTAAGTTGGTTATTTCGTGAGTCCCTAACGCCTTTACAAAACTACCCATTTCTTTGAATAAACCTAATGCGGGACCCCTACCCAAAGGAACACTGCCGCCATAAATACCAAAACCGAAATTCTGCCCTATGTCTATCCCGGACAACCCAGCCAAAGAAGTATATTTTTCCACATTCCTGATTAGTTTTCTGGTATCTTCAGGCATTTGCGGAAGCATCTTATAATCCCCATCTATAATCCCATCAAGAAACGGAACTGTCCGTGTCCCGCCCAAAAGATACGCTATGGTAGCAAACCTTGCCACTTTATCCCATTGCCCTTGCCTTGCCCAATTCCAAAGCAAAAATCCCTGTTTGGTAGGAAATTGGGTAAATTGCCCCAACATCCTGCCTACTCCGCCATATTGCCTGTATAATTTAGGGGTATCTATACCCGTTTGGATAAATTGGGTTTTACGAACTATCTTCTTGGCATAATTTTCCGCCTCAAATAAATTTTTCCCTTCCGATAACGCTTTGTGCTTTGCCCCTAAATAAGTAACACCCCTATTTAAAAACTCTACTTGCGAAAAGAAATCTAATTGGTTTATTGGTTTCCCTAACGAAAAATCACCAGACAACCCGCTATTCACGAACTCTTGCCTTCCTTCTGGGGTCATCAACCTTTTGTATCCATACATTACAGATTTACCGCCTATTTCCGGTATGGTGTTAGTTAAAACCTGGGTAGCGTTTTTGGTTGCCGCCGAGAAATTTCCGTATAAAGTTCCCCTATAAGTTAAGCGAACTAACCCCTTTGACAACCTCTCCAATACTCCTTCCCTGCCATACCTACCACGCCCCAAAAATGCCTCCATAAAATCAACTGCCTCATTTTTGTATTCAATATTCAGATGGGGGTCTAAAATATTGTTGTATTCCTGCAAGACGGGTTCACGGAATATCTTTCTTGCAACCGAAGGGATATAAACATCCAAAGCCTTGATTATGTCTTGCTGGTATGGTTTTGCACCTTTCCTTGTTTCAAAGAAACGGGAATACAACTCATCCGGCAAAAACCTTCCCAACGCAGAAACATCATATCCCATTTCTTTTCCGGTTTGGATAAGGTGGGTAGCGTAATCCCTGACACTTTCATATTCAGGTTTTCCGGTCGCTTTCCAGATTTCCTTATAGGCATTTCTGATTATGGGGATAAACTTTTGCTGGTCGGGGGTAAGTTTGGCGATTTCCTCTGGTGTAGCCCTGCGATAATCAAGTGCCCTGAACACAACCTCGCTTGCCTTTGACCCCTCCGTAATGCCTACTTTATTGGCTAAATCAATTATTTGGGCGTATTTAGTAACGAACATCCTTTCTTTGTCTATCGCATCCGCCGCTCTGCTGACGAGTATGCTTTCATCTTTTCCGCCAGACTGGTTTATCGCCTGGATTGTTTTTTCGCTGTCATTGATTTCTTTCAGGCGTTGGGCAACCATACTTTGCGGTAATTCGCCAGATTGGATTTCGGTCATCTTTCTTTGGCGTTCCTGCATTATGGAATTGACAAGTTTATCGTTTCTTAAAACCTCTCCCGCCGGTGCTATGCCACGATATATCTGGGTTGCCGTTTGCTCTATTGGTTCGGTAAGTTCGGGAGGGATAACAACGGAACCTCGTTTATTTACTATATTACTAAAATTAACTAATTTCTCCTTATCGTTTTCTAATTTTAATTCCCAATTACCTATTTTTATCTTAATAGGTTTAGCATACTTACCTTGTTCTGGAGCATTAGCAATAGCATTTGCAAGTTGATTTTGTAATTCTACCTTTTCTTCTGGAAGCAATAAGTGTCTTTCTTGTTTGAGACCGACTATTTTCTTTTTTGCATTATACCTATAAGGAACTTCCCCAAATTTGATTTTAGGTATCGCTTTTTTAGCTAAGGGAGTAACAGTTACGGTGGTGGGTTCTGCGGGTTTCTGACCTTCACCTGTGGGTTTGGAGAGTTGTCTAATATATTCTTTCTCTGCCGTCTCCACATTATCAAATAAAGCACTTTCTGTTTTTGGGTTATAAACAAAAGTTCCATCGTTTCTCTTTAGATAATATTTGCCTTCTTCATTTATAAATAATCCTAATTTACCCTTATTATAAGTTTGTAAAACTTCCCCAGGAATTGCTCCTCGTCCTGCACTTATAGACTCTTTATCAATCTTTAACACCTTCTCCCCTATGGGTTGGGAGATGGGTTCTAAATCTTTTGGTGTCACAACCACACCGCTTACGATTTTCTTTGCCCTTGCTTCTTGAATATCTTTTTGGACTTGGGGTTGAGTAATGGCAATGGTTTCCTCTGGGGTAGGCGTAGTTCTTAATTCCTTTGCTTGTGCTTTGGCAATGGGGCGTTTAATCGTCTTGCCACCCACTACGGTAAATCCTTCTCCTTGCCTAATACCTTGCCCAAGAGCAGGTTCATAAGAAAGTTGTGCTTGTGTTTTCCCACCTATGAGTTTTTGTTCTGATATGGGTATTTTGGTAATGGGTTGGGTAGCAGTAAATCCTTTGCCATAGATAGTTTCTGGAGCTGGGAGTTGGCGTTGTGTAATGCCACGCTGGACTTCCCTTACGCCCTCTTTAAAAGTCGCTTCCCTATAAAGAGTATCTATGTTTGCCTTATCTCGGAAAGATAAATCTGGGCGTTGGTGGGTAAATGCAGTCAACCCCCCAAATAAAATTGATTGTGCTAATTTTTCCCCGGGGGGTGCCATAATAGCACCTAAACCAGTAGAAGTGGCTATTGCTCCAGGATAAGAACGGATTAAATTGGTGGGACCGAATACCGCCCCCATAACCGCTTCTTCTGGCAATCCTTGGGTTACGGGTTGGTTTTGACCGATATTCCTTAAAGCCCTTGCCCCCATAAATGTAGTAGCCCCACCGGCAGAAGCACCGATATATTTAGCAAGTCTTGGTAATTGAGTAACTAATTTTCCCGTTACTCCCCTTGCTACCGCACCGCCACCTATTCCGCCTATCATAAAAGAAGGAAGCATACCCAACAAAGAACCACCTGCCCTTGCTATCTTCGCTGGAAGCCCTTGCGGGGCGGGCATCTGTTCAAGTGGAACTGGATATTTTATTGATAGAGCCTTACTCTGAGCAAAGGGAGTCTGTTCTGCCATACCAGCTGTTAACTGGGGCAGGATTTTACGAGCCAAATCTTCTTGGGAATATACTGGGGGTTGGCTTTTCTGGGAAATTTTCTGTGTGGGTTCTATATTCTTAAATATAGATTCGCCCACACCCTTATTCTGTTGAAATATGGACTTGCCACTCTGATTTTCTTCTTTTATATCTGCAAAAATTGAAGGCATTATCTTTTACCCTTACCTATTGGAAAAACACCCGTTCTTCTAAAATAATATTCATCTATTTGTTTTTGCATTTCTGGAAAATTTTCTGACATCATCTTATAGGCGGTTTGGTCATCTACTACTCCACTTGCCCAATCTTTTAATGAAGCATTGAAATCAAGTTCCCTATTGTATTTTTTTTCGGAAGGAGTTTCTTTTGTTGGTTCTTTTTCTGAAACAACTTTCGCTTTTCCAATATTAGGAGATATCTCTTTTAACTCGCCAGTCGTAGGGTTAACAAGATAAAATGGTTGTGGTTGTGGTAAAGCATATTTTCCTAATGGGGTTTCAAGGTTTAATCCCGCAGGTATATTTTTTGTATTTAGGGTATATTGTAAAAATTGTTTGGGAACTTTAGATACATCGCTTGTTAATCCCTGTCCAATCATTTTTTGTTCATACTGAGGAGATATATCTCTTGTAGCATAACCCGCTTTGACTAAATTTTCCCAATCTTTTTGTTTCTGTGTTTCCTGTGCTTGTTGATTTAACCAATCTTGGAAAGCAATCTGTAATATAGGATTATCTAATATACCCTCTCGTCTTGGTAATACCTGTATCATTTTAATCCTCCTATCATAATAATAATTCTAATTATAGATTTTAGGCATTTATTATCTAAAAATAACTTGCACCAGCTCCCAATCCCGCCCCTGCTAAAGCACCCCAAGGACCAAACCTTGCCCCCATCATTGCACCACCTAAAGCACCACCCAAAATACTTCTTCCCCCTCCCGTTGTATAATACTGGGGCTGTTTGGCTTGAGCCATTGCCTGATATAATACATCCGCACTCGGAACTGCACCTTGCCAGTATTGCGGGTATTGAGCCGGAGAAACCTGCGGATATTGCATCTGTAAAACAGGGGTCGCATATTGCAACGCCTGTTGCCCAGCCATAAGTCTTCTATTTATATCTTGTTCGGCAAATGCCTGTTGCATTTCGGTCAACGCCCTTTGTTCCGTGTCTGCCGCCCTGCCGCCATAAAGCCCGCCCCCAAGGTTAGCCCTTTCCCTTAATCCCCTTACAAGTTGCTCCTGTTGCCTACCCCTTATGGCATCCAACGCCGCTTGTTCCTCTGGCGTATAGCCAAAAGGATTTTGAAACCTTTGTAACGCCTGTCCCGCCAACGCTTCGGTCAGTTGGGTTTGCTGGGGATACATCTGCTCCTGAAGTGCTTTCAACTGCGGAGCATACTGCTGTTGCACCGCCATTTCCGTTCCCGTAACCTGCGGAAGATATTGGGCATAACTTTTGGCATATTGCTCGTATAATTGTGGATTATATTTTAACTGTGCCTCAAATTGCGATGCTGCAGTTTCGCTTGCTGAAGGCGCTGGTGTAGTGGGTGCTGCCTGAATGGTTGTTTTTGTTCCGCCCATAACTTCCTCCTATTTTAATAACTTAATCCATCTGTCCCTTGAATATAACCTAATCCGTTCATCATATTTTAACCTCTTAAAATACCCAGCCTTAGCCCAGGGGACTTGGTCGGTTATTTTCTTTATGAATTGTTTTATAAGCCCGATGCCGTTGCCGTTCACCGACGAGGAAATCTCTAATTGTTCTATCCAGACGAATTCCCCCTTCTCATTCCAAGTCCCGTCTGAGTTCACCAAATACCATTCAAGGCAAGCCAAAATATCGCCGCAACTGTTTCTTATAACTTCAAGCATAATTAACTCGGTGTTCCCATTGAAATCCAGTATATTGTGGTATTAACGCCGTTGCTATTATAAACAGTGAACCCAGTCGTCGAAACTGCGGTTACATAACAATCATTAGTGGGCGGTATCCCGCTTGGATAATATTGGCTTACTACTACAATGGGGGCGGAATTATATGTAAAACTAAAATTAACATTTGCGGAACTTGTCGCATTAACGGCAACGCTACCGCTATCCAACCCCAAAGACGCCTTTGTAATGGATACCGTTTGCCAACTACCATCCCCTCTTAAAAAATTGCTTGATGAACCTGTGCCTGTCCCCAAATTGGCAACGGGAACTTGCCCCGCCCCAGAAGGAATGCTTGATAAAGATGTTACCGAAGCACCAGAAACCTTGCTTGCGGTTGTAATCTGGGCTAATTTGGTATCTACTATTGCCGCAGAAGCGTTTATGTCCGCATTGACGATTTCCCCATCCTTTATATCGCCTGTTAAAAGGGAACTTCCCAGCGATAACTTGGAATATACGATGGCGGCGGATGTTGATATATCGGCGTTGACTATGGAATTATTCAAAGATAACTTGGAATAGGATATGGCGGCTGTGTTTGACAAATCCGCATCCACAATAGTTCCGTCCCTAAAAGTATCCACGCCAATAGTCAAATAATTATAAATATTATCCTCATTCTGGGTAACTTTTGCGGGGTCAATAATTTCTCCAGTAGTATAGGTGTAAGTCCGTGAAGGTGGAGCGGCGTAGAGGTTCGCTGCTAAACCAAAAACCAATAATGCAAAAAATATCTTTCTCATAAATTACTCCTATTTGCTTTGTTCATATTTACTCCCGAAATCATCTATCTGATAATGAAAATCAATTTCCAATAATGCGGCGTCTTGTTCATACGTATCGTTTGCCGGATTTCTGAATAACCTGCAAACAAGCATACTTGAAACTTTCTTTCCGGTTCCGTCTATGTCGTCAAAATCCGAATATTTGCTTACCCACGCCGTTCCCCCCGCCTGCAATGCGGTAGAATTTATCGTTGTGGGGGCTGAAAAAGTCCCATCGGTATTCGCCCAAGTATATTCCAAAGACCAAACCACTGTTCCCGTGTTGGTGTCGATAGGCGTCCAGAGGATATGGGGATGAATGTTAGTTCCTTCTTTGTATCCGTGCGGAAGTTGTATCGTAAAATATGCCTGTTCGGTAGTGGCTGAACCATTAAATCCATATACCAATAGGTTTGTTGTTGCCGGGGCGAAGGCGATTAAATCCGGGGCGGTGGCATTTGTCTTTACCGCAAGTCCGGCAATCCTTATGTCGTCATACCTTACATCCGGTTGATACCTTCCGTTGGTAATATCCCATAATTTCTCAAGAGCGTCGTTTATTATTACCAACGCATTATGGTCAAAGTCGGTAATTCTTACCGGCTTGTTTATCCTTAAAGCATAAGCATTGGTCAATAAAAGAAATCCTATGATTATTATTAAAATAAGTTTTTTCAAAATGAATCCAACCCCCAATAGATGACCGCATATCCCATTAAATCCATCGGTTCGTCAATGGATGGTTCATCAAACTTAAACTTGATAAACCTGCCTGAAACATTCAGGGGCAACCTTGTCAATGATGTCGCCATTCCCGCCCAGGTATCCGTTCCCCATATCGCCGTTCCCCATAAAGAACCGCTTGCGGTAGAAGCCAAGTCCAAACTTTCTATGGTGCTTGAAAAATCGGTTGCGTAATAAACCTGCATAGTCGCCGAGGTCGCCGTAGTTGACCATACGAAAATTTCCCCATAATTCTTCCGTAACGGAGAAGAACCCATATCATACCATTTAGTCGTATAATATGCCGGAATGTCGCCTATGGAATACGCCGAAGTCGAATCCGGCGTAGTGGTAAATGTCGGATAAACAAGTATGCCGGTTACCGCAGAATTGCTATATAAAACCTGTGAGCCCGAAACATAAGTATCCATAATCCCGACAATGACCGCTTCCTCGCCAGAACCAGTGCCTGATGTTATCCTGACGATTGCCCCGGTAACATCAGTCAAGGTTGCGGAAGAATCATAAAGAACCTGAACTCCGCTTTCGGTATCCGACCAGTTGCTATCGACAGCGTCAACAATTCCGGTTTCACCCGCACAATCGCTATATAAATCTGCATCATTCATCTTATAGACAATCGAATAATAATTCCCGAAATAAACTTGCGGTATGGAATTTGCGTCATCCGCAATGCACATTGCGTTTGCGTCTATCTGGGTATGTTTTGACCACTCGCCTATGCCGTAATGGTAATCAAGCAATAAATTATTGTCATCAACCGCACCCGTTGTTACGGCAAGGTAATAATGGGAATTTACCCTGTCGTCCACCGCCACCGCATACTGCAACCTTGAAGCATATAGGTCATCCGTGGTAGTTTCAATAAGCGAGGAAATGTCCGTAACCTTGACGCCGTCAAGGAAGTTTATTGTCTTGTCCCTTGATAAAAATATAATCCCCTCGGAATTTCCTATGCCGATAGTCTTAACAGAGTTCTTGGCGATACAGCCTATGCCCTCAGAAACCTTGCCGACATTTATCAATTCGTCCCCGCCGACCAACGAAACCTTATATATCGAGTCGGTAAGGAAAATATACAAATCGTCATACAGGGTAGCCATCGCCTCTATCTGCTGACCGCCTTTCGTGGCAATATCCACATAATCGTTATCCGACCAGGTTTCAATAGTCCCGACATTAGACCAGCGTATCCTTGTGGTATGGGCGGTAGAACCTTCCGTAGTATTGCCGAATATCAGGTAATTCTTCCACCACGCCACGCATTTTGCCTTTGTAACCGCAGATGACAGCCCAGTAAAACTTAAAGCAGAAGATGTTACCCCGTTTGTCTTTAAGGGCGGATTATACCCGTTTGTCCCTATGGCGTAATCCAAAGCCGAAGTCCAGATAAACTGATAATTCTGCCCCTCGGTAATAGTTGCCGAACCAGTAATGTCTGTTTTTACCCCTGCGGTTGAAACCGAGAATAACTTGCTTCCGCAAGTCGCCAACTTATACTTTGTCCCGCTTGAAAGATACAACTCATACAGACCGGTTACCGCCTCGTAAGAGTCAACCAAGTCAGTTGTATCAAGGATGCTGTGAAAAGCGTAGCCATAACGCTTTGACGCCTGCCCTGTATTATCAAGTGTGATATTTTGTATTGCCGCCGCACGCCCGTCCTTTACGATAGGCGGACTTGAAGTATCGTCAAGTCCTAAAAACACCTGCAATCCCTGTTCAGGAAATGTCTTTGCTTGTTCCTGTGCATTTGCATTACAAACCAAAGATAATGATAAAAGTAGTGTAAGAAATAATTTTTTCATATATTTAGAAGTTTATCCCAAATTTAGTTCCGTAAGTTGCCTCCCCAAATTCAACAATACCACCGTGCGGAATGTTGTGGTTTTTAAAATGGGGCAGGTAATCTGGTTCTTGCATATCCGCCTTAATCATAGACTTAACGCCTGCTGCATACATCGCCTGCGTGGTATTAAATAAACTTTCCTTATTCTGGTATTGATAAACTTTCGCCATAGTCCCAAGCCTGACCACCCAAATCCATTTCTCGTCTATGTCGGGGACATCAGTATCGTTTTCCAACATCCTAATCCTTGTATAATATTCAAGATACAAAGAAGTCGCCGTGGTTACTATGGGATATATGCCTATGACTTTTGCCCTTACCGTTCTTTCCTCTGGTCCTAAAACCACCAATGTAGTCCCCCCAGAATGTTCGGTAACTGTAATATAACCAGTTGTCTTTGCGGACTTGGAAATCCTTAACGGCTTGTTTGCCACATAAGTATTTGTTCCGTTAACAAGGGTTGTCCCGTTAAGGTTCAATTCCTCACTTTGGATATAACCGTTTGAATTGTAACCGACAATGGAAATTTTATAAGTGGAGGTATCGGAAGTTGAGGATGAAATTATATCAATCGTATCGGCTTCGGCAAGCCTTGTGGATACGCCTTCCTCCTCCCACAACCTGTAATAAAAAGGGCTTCCTGTAGCGGTAGGATTGGGAATATAACGATAAAATATCTCATCTGGAACATAAACGAGTTTTGAGGGGCTGTCAGTCTGGCGGATAAGCGAAATCTTGTCCAAATCCCGTGGTAGTTGTGCGGTTTCGGCGGATATGGACAATGTCGCCTTACGCCTTAAAAAAGTCCATAAGTGATTATATCCACCCTTGCCCATCTGCTCGTAAGCCCAGGCAGGGTCATTCATCTCGCTAAGGGTAAAATTTATATATTCGTTTATATAACTGTCTATCTGTGTTTCTCTTGTGGTATTCTTTACCTCGTCACGGATTTCTTTTTTTGTCTTAACCGCCATTTAGCACCTCGTTATGAATTGTATAAATCCAGGCATATCCGATTATCGCCATAGAACCCGTAAGCCAAAGATGCGCTGGAAAATTCAATAAACTTAACACCAAAAAACCTGTAAATATTGAAGCCAATCTTATCGCCAAATCGTTTTTCCTTGCTTTCCAGAATACCCTGAAATATTCCCAAATGCCCCAAAAGATTATCCCCAAGCCTATTAAGCCTATTTCAACCGCCATCTGCAAATATTCCTGGTGTGCGTGCCGCCAATTTGAACCTTGTATTTTTATTTGCCAAGCCCCCACAGTCCCCAAGCCCCAGCCCGTAATGGGTTTTATAAAGAACTTGCCCCAAAGTATCTTCCAGAAACCCATTCTTCCAGACAATGAAAAGAAAACTGGGTATTTAATCCATAGCAATATAATGGAGATTATAGAGATTACGCAAAATGACCATAATAACGCCCATTTCTTTTTCATTGTTAGCCAGAACAACAGAACCGCTACCCCGCCCAAAACTCCCGACAAAGAACCGGTCAATAAAATTATTGTCCATAAAAGCAGTAACGGGAAAACTCCCTTTTTATTAAAGAACAACGGCTGGCATAACGCCAAATAACCCGCCAAGTGCGAGGAATTGCCTATTGTCCCGACCAATGCGTCGTCCCCTATATGCCCTAAATTTACTCCGCCCTTATCAAAGACCGCAGTATAAAACTGGTCTAAATTTAACTTTTGTAATACGCAATAAAACAAAATCACAATTACGCTATAAGACAGGTATTTTAATATCCGTTCTATGTTCTCGGTATCCAGATATTCCACGCTTAATTTGTAAAAAAACATAAAACACAGGAAATTAAAAAACGGAAGAAATATCTTTATGGCGTATGTCTGCCTGTCAACCAAAACCTGACCCCATACCACCGCCGTGATAATCCCCATCCACAAAATAAGCGATGCGAGGGGTTTATTCTGGATAAAATTATATTTCGGCTTTTCAATGAACGACCAACAGAATAAAAGCAAAATCCCGAACTGGAAAAACATTCCCTGTGCGTGCCAAATATCGAATTTATTCAGGAGGAAATTAGCCCAAGGCAAACCGCACAGAAGCACCAAAAATAAATATGTCATTTATAATACTTTTCGTAACAACGCCAGCAGATTTTCCTATTCTTATTATCTATTTTAAAGGTCGTGGTTGGCTTACGGCATTTGTGGCAAACCGCATTTCCCCAATAATAAGCATAAGCCATACCGCCGTGTCCCATCATATTTCCTTCCGGGTAAAACTTTAAAGAAGATGCACAACCAGCCAAAAACAAAAGTAAAATAATAAATAAATATCTCATAATAAAGACAAAAGGGCGGATTGCTCCGCCCAATTTGTTGCTGTTAATTTGCACAAGTAGTCGGGTTAACATAGATGAGCGACATATCGGCATCGGCATCGCCGCCAATATCGTTTCCTGCCGCAGAAGCCTTGATAACCACGCCCAACATTGCTGTATCGCCGCCTGAAATACTTTCATCCTCAACATAACCGTTTGTGGATGAAGCGCAAATCGTGTTCACTGTCAGAGCTGTTCCCTGACTTCCCCTGAATACAACAGCCGGACCCTTGATAACAATTTGTCCTGTTGAACCACTGGCAATATCTTGCCCCATCGGGACAACGCCTGCTGTCCAAACATCATCATTACCATCGCATTTTTTTACCCAGGGTAATGTATCGTCATATACTGTTCCTGCATTGGAATCTGATGTATCAAAATCCCATTCCACCACATAACAGGACGGGATAGTTGAAGTAGTACCGTTATACACGGTTTCAGTCCATACCACTGGATAACTCTTTGGGTCAACTGATTGGGGTATTCCTGTCGCATTGGCAATTCCATAAGAGAATAAGACTGCCAAAGCGATGAGCAATAATTTCTTCATCATTTTAGCCTCCTATCCTGAAATGGTTGTGATAACGCCATTGGTTCTGCGAGAACCAGTGGTTAAATTGCCAATTAAATACATCAATGCGGTTCTTGATAACTGGTTGTGGCTCGGTTGAAAAGGCGTAACTTCCATATTGCCCTTTGAGAGAACCTGCAACCAAAGACTGTCCGTATCGACCATATATAAATGAGCCGACGGGCAGTTGTCATCAAATAAAACCGGCATCGTGGTATATGCGAGATGCAAGAACCCGGCATCCGCTAATTCGGTAGTCGCATAGCGGATTTGACCTGTTAAGCCAATCTCGTATAAACCATAAACCGTCTTTGTCGTAATAACGCACCTCGGTCCTCTTGCACCAAAAGTGCAGCTATTCAACAAAGAATTCATTGCGGTTAAACCTTCGTTGCTCGTATTGAATCTGGTAACAGTGTTGGTATCAACCTGATTTCTCCAATACGAATAACTGCTTGGGTTTATCCCGCCTACATCGGTCTGGGTGGAAGGAGTATCGGAAACAAGATTTTGTAATCCGTCAAAATCCTTATCCGCTAAACCATCTTTCCAAACCTGGTCTCCCAGAACTTCCGACATCGAGAGTTCCGCCGCCATCCTTACTTCATCTGCTAAATCAAGCAACTTTTCCCTATCGCCGGCGTTCATCGCTTCTTCAACCGTTGAGATAACCAAAGAACCCGCAACGGTCTTGATTGGATATTCCGCCCTTGTTATGTCATCCATAATCGGAGTGTCAATAACATCCAATTTGGCATAGGATTTGAAACTTGTATTTACCAAATAGTAAAGAGGATGCGTCAATGCTCTACCGCCGCTAACTACCCTAATATTATCCCGCTTTTTAAGCATATACAAAAAGGCGTTATTGGTGGTGATATTGTCAAATATCTCTTTGCCGTGATTCTGGAGAGTAACCGTAGCAACCCTATCAAAAGATGTGTTCATAAAAAATTACCCTCTCATTTTGTAGCGGTCTAAAGTTTTCCTTCTTCGGCAAGTTGAAAATTACGCAGGAAATCCTCCCGAAAACTTTTTTTAGTCGGGGTTGATTTTACCTGCGCCTGCGTGGGAACGCCTGACGATGTTTCCACATTCGCCGCTTTTTTAGCCGCTATCTGTTGTTTAGCCTGCTGTTTTCCCTTTTCCTCGGCTACCCTTATCCCCCTCGGTCCCATTACCGACCAATACGCATCCTCGGGAGTATAACCCTGCTTAATCCTTTGGGCTATTTCCATTTCCTCTGGCGAGTTAGTCTTGATGTCGGGGTGTGTTTGGCGGAATTGCTGAACTTTCATATTCGTAAGTTCCCGCACTCCCGCTTCAAGCATCGGGGAAATCTGTTTGGTTTCCTCCTGCGCTATCTTCCTTGCCCTTTCATCGACTGCCCGCCAAAAGCGTTCCTCCTCCGGTGTCATACCGGCATAAGGATTTTGGGTTGGTTGCTGGAATTGCCTTTGGGCTTGTTCCTGTTGCAACCTTAACTCAAGTTGCTGTTTCAACCAGTTCGCCTCATCGACCTTTTCCTTAAACCTGGAATAAGGTATCCGACCTTCTTCTTCCTGCACTTCGGCTTGCTCTTGAACTACCCCTTGTTCCGCAGTTGGGGACTGCGCTTCCTGAGCCTGCTGTTGTGCCTCTTGCTGCACCTCTGGCGAGGAGGCTATTGCTCCTTCTAACGCCGATGGAGTGGATGAATTCTCCGATACATCCTTTGCTTTATCTGGCATTTGTTTCTCCTTTTACATCTTAACGGCGATGAACGGGCATAATCAAAGGTTTATGCCAAACCCCTTAACTCGGTGATGGTATCATTCTTATCGGGTGTTGCCCCGTGGCTATTTTTTTCAACCCTTCGCTTTCCGCAAACGCTTGGTCAAGCGTGTATTCTTTTGCTTCTTCTTTTTTTTCTTCAATTTTCTGTTCTCCTTGCATTTGTAGGGTATGCAGTAAAAGAAACATAATCGCCTGCATCAAATAATTATTTCCGTCTTTTACCTGCCCTATCTGGTTAATTAAACTTTCCTGTAATGACATTAAAATCTCCTGAATAACCTGTTTGCCTGCTTATGGTAAATAACCGGGTTTCCTACTTTGGTAATACCGTCCATATAACAATAACTATCCGGCAAATAATGGACGCTCATAATCTTTGCCTCTTGGTAAAAACTCCTTACGGCGCTTCTTAAATGCGCCTGTTCCCAATTATTCGGGTATATCCTTGTGCGGTTGACCCATGCATCAACCATCCTTAAAACCACTGGCGTATATCTTAAAAATACCGTCCCCGACTTAACGGTATCCCTTGATGGCGTATAAATGTTCTCATCGTAAAAAGCCACATCTTCCTCAATGAAATCAAAATAAAACGGGTAGCGTTTCACTATTGCGTCGGCATCAAGCCATACCACACATTTCTTGTGTTTTTCCAACTTTTGTTTGATAAAGGCGGGTTTCATAGAAGTATTTTCCCACCAACCGCCCTTATCCTCTGCCCTGTCAATTTCATAAGGAAGATTAAACTTTTTCAAAGAACTTATTAAATCTTTTACAATGTCTGCGTAATTGTCGGTATAGAAAGAAACAACGATGTAATCGTTTTTCCCAAACCCTCGTTGTCGGGATAACCTTCTATCGTCAGATAACACGGGGCTTGTTTTATCCCCAAGTTCCTTAACGCCTGTATTCTTTGGTTTCCCTGGAATATCCTTAACTGATGCCATAGGGTTTCTTCCAAAAGTAAATTTATCTCCAAGGGGTCTTTCATCCCGTTAACCCTTATATCCTCGGTTAACAAAGTAACCGCCTTGCCGCCATCACGAGGAAATGAAATCTGGGTCAAATCATCCAAGTTCAGAAGGAACGGACCAAACCTCTTTTTCCAGGTAGGTTCGCCATTACGCATTTAATTGCTCTTGACCTGTTTCTTTTTCTTGACTATTTTAGACCCGTATTTTTTCGTCCATTTCTTTGCTATTTCGGGTTTTTTAGCCCACAGGTATCTACGCTGAGCCTCGCTTTTAAAAGGCATAAATTCTCCTATTTAACGGGATTAGTTGTTCCCCTGCCGGGTTTTAAACTTGCCGTTCTTTCCTTCGGGGTTTTATTTTCGGTGTATTGCCTTGTGCTTTTTGCCCCCGCCCTTGTGCCGTCCGCCCTTGCCCCGATGTTGCCTTTTCTTGCTGGTGTTCCGCTTCCGCTTACTCCCATTTTTCCACCTCCCTTTTTGCTTTATTTATTTGTTCTTCCGTTGGTATTAAATTTGAATATGGCTTTGCGTAATTTTCCTTTGACGCCCTTAATACCAACCTTGCTTCGCAAAGGACATCGCCGCAATAATCAAATCCAAAAATATCGCCTGAAAAATTTTTTCCGATTTCCTTTCCGCAACTATCACAAAATACTTTCATCATAATATTTATCTATATTTGTAATATTTGCTTTTTCTTGCTACGCCTGGAATGAAATACATCCGCTTGCCCAAGCCCGCCTCGGGGCAATTCGTATCCCCCTCTCTGTCCGAGGCTTGCTGTATTAACTTGTGTTCACGCATATACGCCTTCTTTTCGTCCAAAGAACTAAATTCCCTTTGTAGTGCCTTGTCAAAATACTTATGCCCGCCCTTGGGAAACCATACGGGTCCGTTTAACCCACGGTTAGGGTCTTTAGGCGTTCCCTCTAACTCAACTAACTTATGGACTTTTTCGTCCCATAAATATCTTGCCATTAAGCAATCCCTATTCCCATACCTTTTTCGCCGGCCTGCCCCGATAATATATCGGCGATATTCGGCGGTTGCGGCGAGTTCTGCGTGTTTATCTTTCCCATACCCCCTGTCGGTTGCGGCAACTGGGGAGGAATAAGCCCTGTCGTGTTCGGTCCTATGGGCTGAATGATTTTGCCAATATCGGGGAACACATAGGGGAATAACTGCAAATATCTCTTGGCAAACTCGGCAAGGTTTATTTTGTAACCCTGCAACTGGAACGCCTCCATTACCCCCTGCTGTGCTATAAGCCCGGCAATGCGTTCAACCTGGGAACGCAAAACAGGCAAGTCGGGTTTTTCCATAGAGGAAATCTCAATCCTGAATTTATATTCGCCCTTGATAAGTTTTTCCTCTAAAACGCTGTCTATCGGCTTTAACCAGTCAAATTTAGGCAACCCGGTAACATCGTCAATGCCTTTTTCCCCGGTAATAAGCTCAACCTCCTGCATATCCACGAATTGCTGTATTACCTGCCATAATTTCCTCGCCTGTTTGGTGGCAAACGAGGCGACAAGGTCAAATTTGTCGGAAATCCTTAAATTCTGCCCCGATTGCTCTATCTGGGCTTCGGTTGCGGTCTGGGCGTTAGACATTCCCATCAGTTGCGTCTTTGTAAGCCCTGTTTCAAGCATTATCACTTCAAGGGTTTTATCTATGAATATGGATAAATCGCCCTTTAACTGCTGGAAAGACGCTTCCTTGACTATCTCGTTGGGGTTTTTGTTGCATTTGACTATCGCTCCTATCTCGCCGTCCCTTAAAGTCCTTGAACCCTCGGCGGTAAGTGCGGTTTCATCCACGAAAATCTTCGGGACATACTTGTCTATCTGGTCTAATATGCTGTCAAATGTCAGGGCAATCCTGTCCTGCAAGCCCTTTACAATATCAATATCCGATTTTGGGTATAACCTGTGGTTATGTTTATTAAAAGTCAGTATCTCGTATTGGAAACCATCCATTTCGTAGGGCGATTTTTCGTGCCGCAACGCCTTGTAGTCAGAACCGTCTTTGGCGAGAATAAGAATATTTATGCCTTCGTCGGTCTTGTAGTGGATTTCGTATAAATCAATGGTCTTAAAATCGTCTATCTGGGTTTCAGGAACTTTTTTGGTGATGCTTTCGGGAACGGGCGAGCCTTCAAGATTTGAGGTGTTGGAATAATTGGAGTCCTCTTTCACATTCTTCAACAACTTGGTAATCCTTTGCGCTACCCAGCGGGCGGTTTCTATGGAATTAGCCATCGGGTCTATGATGAAATCAAACGGGTTGACCCAAACAACATAAGGGCTTTCGCTTCTGATATACTCGTTCAACTCGGGGTTCTGGACTTCCTTTTCCTCTTTGGGTTTTGCCAAGCCAAGCATTTCCTTTGTCTTTTGGATAATATTTTTCCTGCGTTCCTTCTGTTCCTGCTTAATGCTTTCCTCCGAGGGGATAGTCCCGAACTTCGTGGTGTATCCAACTTTGCAAACACCCTGCCCTATGACATAAGCGTCAAAGATTATCTGGCGGTTTATGTTCTTTATATCCAATTCTTCGTAATAATAATTCAGCAATGCTCCCGCATAGGGGGCGGAATCCTCATCCTGCGACCTTTTCGGCAATGCCACGATATAGGGGTTTTTCCAGTAAAGAGTCGGGATGACATTTTTAACAATGGGGAATATCACATTTATGGTGGACAATGGGACATTCCTTAGGTCAAGATTGTAATCCTGGACAAGGCGACCCGAAACCCCGTTTTCAAAATAATCAATGTTTTCGCCCGCCTTGGTAATCTCGGAATATGTGTTCTTGCCGAGTTCGTCATCCCTGAATTTTTCGCCCTGCTCTATTTCAAGCCGCCATTTCGCAACATCCTGTTCGCTTATGCGTATCATATTATTTGTCCTCTTTGATAATGCAGTGGTCAACAATGATATTCTTGTTTTCCCCCTTTTGTTCTTCCGTTTTTAATTCTTTCTGCTCGGTTTCCTTTTTAGGCTTCGCCATCTTTTTCACCCCCTTAACTGAATGCAAGTTCAACATTTATTTTCCTGCGCAACCTTCTCGGCAGGCGGTTGTTTCTGTTTATTTCATCATCCCAGGCACGCCTCTCAAGCCAGGCGGGGGAATTAACGGGTATTAAGTTCTCGATGGGTTTTTTATGGTAGAACATATAAGAAACCCCCATCGCCGCAAGACCCAATGCCATCACCCCGTCGTCGTGCAAGCCCTCGGGGGCTGCGTATCTTAATTTCCCCGACGGGAGCAGTTCGTAAGTGAAAGCCTTTAGTTCCTCGATTAAAAACCTCGTCTTTTCGCAGTCGGGTATCCCTATTAACGCCTGCTCTATGCCGACCATCAACTGCTCGACAAGTTCCTGCTTTGACTGGTTGGTAAAGTGGTAATCCCTGGTAACTATGCCCGATTTACGCAAATCCTCCTCTATGGGGTCGCCCACCCCGGTTGAGTCTATATAACAAATATGGTTCTTGTAACGCTGGCACAACGCCTTTATCTGGGCTTTCTGCAAAGACCAGTCAACCTTGTTCTGCCTGTAAATTTCAACCAACTGGCAGTTTGAGTTTTTAATGACAACGGCAACGGTGAAATCCTCGGCACGACCTAAGTCTATGCCTATGGTGTATTGTTCCTTTTCGCTTGCCTCCTCCAAAGAACCCCTTAAGCAATTTGCTATATTGTGAAAGACGCTTGCCTCGTCGTCCAAAAAGTCAGCCAGATATTCCTGCTTTAAAATCAACTCGGGCGTGGTCTTGACTATGGTATCCCATTCCTCCTTGGGAAAGTATGGGTTGGTATAGGTCGGGTATTGCCAGGATGTTACCTCCGAACTTCCTTCCTGACCTAAGCGGTATAAATCATAGAACCAGTTTTTTCCCTTCGGCGTGGATATGAATATCGCCCTGCCACGCCTGTCGGACAACGCAGGTCTTATGCCCTGCTCCCAGGATTTCCTTGTTACCCGACTTGCCTCGTCAACCACGCAGCAATTAAGCCCCGCCCCACGCAAACC